CTTCATCTGATCCAGAGGATACGGATGAGGAAGAGACAGAAGAAGCAGGATATATACCAGAAGGTATAGGTCAATCACTACTAAGTCCTAGTGGATCTAGTGGATCTAATAGATCAAGTTCTATTGGTGGAGGTTATGGCAAAAAAAGAATAGCCCAACAATCTAGAGGACAAATGAACTTAACATCTGGTAGTAATAGAAGTATTTTAACATCTTAAAGGAGGTAATATGGCACGAATAAAAGATAAAGATGGAAATTGGGTTTTTGTACAAGATAGTAATAATACTGGAATGACAAATAATACTTTTTCTGACGACCCCTTTACAAGCACAAACGAAGATGAATCTCCTAATGATGTATTAAATCCTGAAATGGGATTATATGGGCCACTTGGAGAAGATGAATTTAAAACCAGAGGATACGATAACATAGGAAGTGCAGTAGCTTCTTCAGAAGGAGGTGGTTATGGGAAAAAACGTAAAGCTGAAATGTCTAGAGGACAAATGAATCTTACAGGTTCTAAAGGTAGTACTATCTTAACTTCATAAAATATATGGCAGATCAAAATACAGATTTAGGTGCTGTAATTGACAGACACCACGAAAAACTAAAAAATAATCGCAGGACATGGGAGCGAGAGTGGCAAGAGATGGCAGAATATGTCCTCCCTCATCGTTCTGATTTTACTACAACTCATTCTAAAGGTGATAATAGAATGGGTATGGCGTTTGAAGGAACGGCAATGCGATTATTGAAACGCTTTGCATCTAATATTCATAACGTCTTTACACCGATGGGTGCAGAGTGGTTTCAATTAACCACAGGTATTGGTCAATTAGATAAAAATCGTAATGTTGCTTTATGGTTAGACGAAGCTAGTAACATAATAAAACATCATATATCAAGACCAGCATCTAATTTCCAAAGTGCAGTCTTTCAATATTATTTAGAAGCAGGATCATTTGGTACAGGTATTGTTTTTGTTGAAGATCAACCGGGATTTGGCCCTCGGTTCCGTAATTTCCCTCTATCGGATTGTGTATTGGGGTCTGGTAGTGAAATGGAAATTGATACGATTTACAGAAACTACAAACAGACAGCAAAAGATTTAGTTTCAAGATTCGATCCACAAACTCTACCAGAACAAGTTGTAGAGAAAGGATTTGGAGATAAAATGCTGGATGAATACGATATTGTTCATGCAGTATTCCCTTCTTGGACAGTACAGAACTTCTTGCCTGAAGGGTTTATGAAACCTTTTGTGTCTATTCATTATCTGAAAGATAAAAAACAAATTTTAAATTTCAGTGGTTATGAAGAGATGCCTTATATATGTGCTAGATGGGAACGATCAGACAGGGAAATTTACGGAAGAGGGCCAACTTGGGAAATAATGCCAGATATTAGGCTTATTACTGAAGTTGATAGGACATATTTAAAGGCTGTTCAGAAATCGGTATCACCGCCTCTATTTGTACCGGATTCTGGACTCTTAGACCCCCTAGATACTACCCCGGATGCAATAAATTATTATTCCATCGGGCTAGGGGGCAAAGATATGATATTTGAAGCTCCTACAAATGCAAGACCTGATTATGCAGAGAAATTAAATGCAAAATGCACTGCCGCAATCAGGGAAGGTTATTTTCTTGATCTATTAGAACTACCCGGCCCTGTTGCTCCAGATGGGGATGTAATGAGGTTTAGTGCTACAGAAGTGTCTGCTCGTATGAGACAAAAAATGCCGATACTTGGGCCAATTCTTGCTAGACAGGAGGCAGAATTTCTTGATCCACTAATTAGAAGAACAATTAATGTATTAATGAGATCATATCAATTACCTGAAATGCCTGATGAAATGGAAAATAATTTTAAAATAGAATATATAAATCCAGTTTCAATCGCAATGCGTTCAGGAGAGATAAATTCAATGAATCAGTTGTTTGAGATGATTATGCCACTTGCTCAAATAGATCAGACTATACCGATGTACTTTAATACTCAGCAAATACTTTCAAATACTGCTGAAGTCTTACAAATACCTACATCGAATCTTAGAACAAAAGAAGAAGTTGATGCAATGGTTGAAGAACAACAAAGGCAACAACAAGAACAAGCTCAAATGCAACAAGCACAAGTTGCTGGTCAATTGAATGAATCAATGGCAAAAGCTGAATCACTTAGGTCAGAAGCGGCATGATTTCACGATGGTTACAGGAAAAAGGAAAGCGTAAAAGTTTTAAAGAGGTCTTTAGTGGTGAAGAAGGGCAGGATGTGATTGCAATGCTTGCAAATGCACATTATGTCTTTCGTACTTCACATGCTAGTGACCCCTATACATCTGCATGGCAAGAAGGCCAAAGAACTGTAGTAATGGAGATTATTAATCTCGTTGGTGCAGATTTGGAAGCCATAAGAAAAAGAATTGACATGCAGGAACAAGCTCGTGTAGAAAGACGAGCGTAACCCTAACAATAAATAGATATGGCAGAAGAAATGGCTCCTGTAGAAGATTCAGGGCAAGCTGATGTAGATTCTACTATTCAATTTAACGCATCCTCTATGCCAGTAGGCTTAAGGGATGAACCTAGTCTCCAAACATTTGACTCTGTAGACAAACTTGCTAAGTCCTACGTTAATGCAGTCAAAATGATAGGAGGAAACCCGGATAATCTCGTCTCCCTTCCACAAGAAGGAGAAAGTTGGGATGAAATCTATAATAAACTTGGAAGACCAGATCAAGCAAATGGTTATGATTTTGGTGAAGATGATGAAGGTGTATTGGATGATTTTAAAGATTTCGCACACCAGAATAATCTTACTCAAGATCAAGCAGATAACTTGTTAGGTCTTTTTGCAGATATACAAGAGGAAGAAGCCCAAAATGAGGAAAAAGCTATAGAGGACTTAAAAGTTCAAACTACTATCGGACTCCAACGAGATTGGGGGAAGAATTATGATGGTAATTTGGATTATGCCCGAAGAGCTTATGCCCAATTTGGTACTCCTGAATTGACTCAGGCAATGGATGATTCTGGTTTTGGCAACCACCCTGAAGTGATCAAAGCCTTTTCAAAAGTCGGTCAATTATTAGGAGAAGAAGCACTTGCGGTAGGCACAGGATTAGGTCGAAATCAAATGTCTCCGCAAACAGCGCAGGAAGAGATTCAGGCTCTTTATGCTGATAAGGATTTTTCAAAATCATATCGTGATAATAAAGATCCTAATCACAAAACTGCAATGAATAGGATGGATAGGCTATTTAAACAAGCATATCCACAACAAAAACGAGTACGATAATATCACCCCTCCATAGTGGAGGATAAAGCCGAACAAGAGATAATAGGTAGATAACCAACGGCCTACTGAATATTCTCTTGAGACCCTTTATGGATAATCTCTAGGTAAGAGTGAGTTTAACTTTATGCACATAACGTGCATGAGATTTCTATAAAAGGTACAATATGGCTAATTTTTATGATATTGAAACGTCGTATATACATCGCTATTCCGCTGATGTATTACATGCGCTTCAACAAAAGACAACCCGGTTACGAAACTTTGTAACCAATAAGCCAAACTGTCAAGGTGTTGCCGAGTTCATTGATAAGATCGGAACTAACGAAGCACTGGACAAAGTTGCACGTTTTGCAGATTCGCCAGTACAGGCAATATCCCATCAACGTAGGAGAGTATCAGCACAGCCTAAAAATGCTGGATTCTTCGTAGAAGGTTTTGATACTCGTAGAATGAACTACGATGTGTTCCAGCCTTATGCAGAAGCTACGTCAATGGCTATGGCCCGGAAAATGGATACTGTAATCATTGATGCCGCATTTGGTTCAGCATATGAATCAGATGGTGGTGTAATGGACGGTGCAACCGAAATAGTTTGGAATGATACTAATTTCCCAAATCAATTTATTGGTGTTGATTTTCAAGTAGGTACTGCAACTGTTGACTATAGTGGTATTGATAACACTGCCGGGAATCGCAGAACATTATCAATCGACAAGTTGTTAAAAGCTCGCAGGATTCTTTCTGAAAATGAAGCAGATCAATATGATGAAGGTGGTAATCCACTATATTTCATTGTATGTTCCGCATCTCAGATAGAAGCTCTACTCCATTCAACAACAATTCAAAGTGCGGATTATAATAATATTCGTGCATTGGTTGAGGGACAAACCAATTATTTTGCAGGATTCCAGTTTATTAGGCATGAAGGTTTGCCTACTTCTGGAACAGGGGATACGCTGACAGAAAAAGTGTTAGCATTCCATCCTCAAGGTTTGGCTTTCTGTTCTTGGGAAGAACCTATAACCGAAATTGAACGACGTTCTGACAAATCTTTTGTCCCATATGCATATTTTGAAATGGATATTGGAGCAACTAGAATTTGGGAAGAAATGGTCATTCAAATTGACTGTTTCGTAACAGCTTAACCCAAAACTTGAAAGGACAATATGGCTAATGTATATGCAGTAGATTATGCAAAACGATTTTCAACCCTTCCAGCTAAGCTAACTAATGTAGCTACGCAGGGTGGTAGAATGCGTGTTTTGTATGACACTTACACAGTAGTAGCGGCAACAGCCCAAAATGACGTTGTATATTTTGGTAGATTACCACCAGATTGCAAGGTATGGGAAGTTGCAATTCAAACTTCTGCTACACTAGGAAGTAGCGCAACAATTGATGTCGGCTGGCAAGCTGTATCTGCAACGGCAACGTCAGCAAATACAGACCTTGATGGTTGGCATGATGGTATATCTGGTGAAACCGCCCTCTCTTTTTGGAAGGTAGGTGGAGCTTCAACTGCATCAGGTAATAAGGGTATTGCAATTGCCCCTACATCTATTCCTGATGAGGCAGATATAGTTGCAACACTTCTTGGGGTTGACCCAAATGCAGATGTAGTAATTAGTTTGATGTGTCACTACTCAATTGATTAACTTCAATTAACAATCGGGGGTTGGGAAACTAGCCCCCATTTCTTCGAAAGTACTATGGATAAAACCGGTATAGCTAACCTTGCCTTAGGTTCTCTAGGGGAAGCAAGGATTCAAAGTTTAACTGACAATAATTCTAGGGCTAGAGCATGTAATGCACGACTTGATGATGTTATTACAACAGTATTAAGAATGCATACATGGAATAGTGCATTAGAAAGAGCCACTTTAACGAGTGTTGGAGAACCTGTATTTGGGTGGAATTATATATTCCAATTACCTAGTGAATGTATAAAAGTAGTAGAAGTAAGTCCTATTTCAAGATACCAAGTTGAAAAAAAGAATATATTATCTAATGAAAAGACTCTTAACTTATTATATGTAGGTAATCCAACTGATATAAATAATTTAGATTCTTTGCTTGCAGAAACTATTGCAATGAAATTGGCATTAGAGATTGCAGAAACCCTAACAAGTAAGCAAGGATTAAAACAAGAAATGATGCAAAAGTATGTGATTGCTTTACAGGAAGCTAGATCAGCTAATTCACATGATAAAACACCAGAACACCGGGAACGCTCTTCTTATCTGGATGCTAAGAGAGGTAGGTTTTCTGTTCCACATAGGACATTTAGTACGCCTACAACTGGCTACGAAGCAAACGAACATACTTACAGTATTGGATACAATATCGGATAACATCTATGAAATTTGAGTTTGTCCAACCTAGATTCTCTGAAGGTGTATTAGCAAAAAGTCTTCAGGGGCGTTCTAGCGAAGAGTTTTATAAATATGGCCTAAAGGGAGCTAAGAATATGCTTCCTATTCTCTCCGGGCCTGTGGTGAAGCGTCCGGGTACAAATTTCATAGGGGCGTTGAAAGATGCATCAGCTATTTTTATTCCTTTCTTTAAGGATAAAGATAATACATATATTATAGAATTAGGTCAACTCCATTCAGAGGATGTGGATGGTTTTACACTAACATGTGGTACTACTAATACTTCTACTACTGTAACAGCGGCTTCTACTGCAGGACTTGTAGTTGGTCTGTCAGTATCAGGATCAGGTATTCAATCTGGTTCTACAATTGTATCAATTATAGTTGATACATCTTTTGTTGTTTCACTAGCCGCAGATGCTACTGGATCAGCTACTCTTACATTTAAAGGTGGTTATTTAAGACTTTGGTCGCAAGATCAGCTTTTAAATGATAAACAAGGAACTCCTGCTACTTATGAAGTAACTTCTGGAGTGACTTGGACTCAAGCAGAATTACCTTTGCTAAAATTTACCCAAAGTGGCGATTATATATTTGTTTGTTGTCCTACTAAAACTCCTCAAGTAATTAAACGTGAAATAATAACTGGTGGTTCATCATCAGGTTTTGCCGCAGATGATAGTGTATGGACTGTATATCCAATAGTTTTAAAAGATGGGCCTTATAAAGAAATTAATGTCTATTCTGAAGATGCCGCATCTACTGATAAATATGTATTATGGATTGCGGAACCTACAAATACAGAAGAAATTGCAGGAGTAGAATTCAATACTATAACTAATAATATTGTTTTAACTAATCATGGTCTGCAAACTGGAATGAAAATAAGGTTGGATGATGATGGGAGCACAGACGGATGGGGTAATTTATGTACGGATAATACTGATGCTACAACAAGCACTAATACAGCTTTAGCAGATGAAGATTATTATGTAGTTAGTACAACTTCAACTACTTTTCAAGTATCTGTAGATGATGGTGGTTCTCCATTAGAATTTGCATTAGCATTTGAAAAAACTACTGCGGATGCAGATGTAAAAGTATTTAGGTATGTATATCCTTCTTCAGATACAGGAATTGTTTTTAATGTTTATAAAGATGGAGCATTAAGTGATGATTTATTTAGTGATAATGATATTGGAAGAATGATTAGGATAAATCCATTAGCAAAACCTTTATCTCGTATAGGTGGAATAAGATGGTGTTGGGGTATTATTAGTGCGCAGGGTACAAATACTGTTACTATAAAGTTAAAAACTGAGATGGCTAATATAAGGGGTGGCACAGATGGTTCTGCACCAGCAACAACAAATTCTGAGACAAGAAAAAGAGGAACCCCTGATTTTAGGTTAGGTGCATTTAGTATTGGTGAAGGATTCCCAAGTGTATCCCAAATATATCAACAAAGAATGGTATTTGCCGCAACTGATTTACAACCTTCTACTGTATGGTTATCAGAAACAAATAACTTCTATTCATTTGCACCGAGTGAGTTAGCAGCCCAAGATTCGCCATCTTCTATAGTTTCTGGAGAAGCAATAGAAGTTATTACTTCATCAAGTGCATTAACATTTACTTTAGATTCAGATACTCTTGATCAAATAAAATGGATTGCAGAATCAAAGAAGATGACAATGGGTACTTCTGCTGGTGTATATATGCTTTATGGCTCAGAGACTAATCTAGTAGTAACTCCATTTAGATTTACAATTAATAGAGAATCCTCTTTTTCTGCTACAGATACTCCCCCTGTTGTTGTTTCTAATGCATTAATGTATGCGCAAATAGGTGGTAAAGATGTACAACAATTATTATTTGAAGGTCAGCAAGGTCAATGGTTTAATAGTAAAATATCAATTAAAGGATACGATGTTATTAAAACATCCACAATTAAGAAGATGGTATGGCAAGAAAGACCTAATAATATTATTTGGTTGATGATGAATGATGGTAGATTATTGTCATTAAGTTATGATAGACAGACATCATTTCAAGCATGGTCAGAACATGTAATATCTGGAACAAATGCAAAAGTTACTGATATTGAAATGATAGCTACAAGTACACATGATCAAATATGGATGAAAGTTGAAAGAACAATAGATGGGTCTACCAAATATTATATGGAAACAATGGCTAGGTTTCCAACTGAAGGTGCATTGGATAGAAATGCTCTTGTGTTTTCTGATAGTGCATTGACTAAATCTATTGCAGGAAAAGACTTTACAGTTACTAGCTCATCAGGATTACTTGTAACTTCTGCTAGTCATGGATTAATTGATACTCAGAGAATTAGTGTATCGAATTCTGGTGGAGGATTACCAACTGGTCTTGCAGTAGGTGAAGAATATTATGTGCGAGATAAAACAGATAATACATTCAAATTGGCTCTTTCATCAGGTGGTACAGCAATAGCATATACTAATGCTGGAACTGGTACACATAGTTGGGCAACTAAACAAGTTACTGGATTAGATCATTTAGAAGGAGAATCTTTACAGGTGTACTATGATGGAATGCAACATATTAATAAAACTGTATCATCAGGTTCAGTTCTATTAGATAATACTGCTGGTACAGATGTTGTAATAGGATTACCTTATAATGGAGAATTAGAAACATTAGAACCTACTGCACCAGAAAATCAATATTCTTATTCTAAACAAGTTAAGAATATATCTCTTCTGATTGAGGAATCTTTAGGTATTGAAGTAGAATATGGAGATGAAAATGAAGAAATCTTATTTAGAACCTCTGGAGATTTAATGGGTAAACAGATTCCTTTATTTTCCGGTAAACGTAAACTCTCGCTATCAGGTATGGCATGGGAAGACTTCGATATAAAAATAGTTTCTAATGGCCCATTCCCAATGCAGATTAACTCCATTGTCTTAGAAACAGAGACAGGAGGTAGTTAATGAACTCCATAGCTAGAAGAATAGATACTACTTATTTGAACAATGCAGTTGAATCATATCCTTCGGTTCTAACAAAACAAGAATATAGAGACTATATTACTAATATACAAGAAGAAATTAGTAGTCGTGAAGATAGTGTAGAAGGAGAAGAAGCTAATGCCATTAATCCTGTTAAGCATACATATGCAGATGGATTGTATATCCGAGAAATATTTATGCCTAGAGGTGAAATAGTTATAAGCAAGATACATAAAATAGCTCATCCATTCTTCTTAATTAAAGGCAAAATCTCAGTATTATCAGAGGATGGTGAGAAATTATTACAAGCTCCATATTATACTATTACACAAGCTGGTACTAAGAGAATGTTATATACTCATACTAATGCTATTGTAGTAACTGTACACAGGACGTTTGAAACAGATTTAAATAAAATTGAAGATGAAATTATTGCAAAATCATTTGATGAATTAGAGGTAAAGATATGACTTGGGCGGCAACTGCTGTAACAGTTGGAGCATCTGCTCTGGCAACATATAGCTCCATTCAATCAGGGAAAGCGCAAGCACGTACGCTGAAGCAACAGGGTTATCAATCTATGCTTACAGCTTATAGAAGAATAGCAGATCGTAATTTGACTTCATATTTAGCTACTGAAGATGTTAAAGAAATGGGAGGAGATGCTGTGATAAGTCAATATATGGCTTCTAATAAAGATATTAAGAATACAAAAGCAGAAGCATCTGGTAGTGGAGCAGTTATAAGTGGTACAGTTAAAGATGTAATGAGAGCAAAAGAAACTAAAATGAATGCTATTGTACAATCTATTAATGATAATACTGAAAAAAATATTGAAGGTATAACTAGAGATACTAACCGACAAAATAAAGAAGATATTATAGCGGCGCAAACCAACCAAAACTTTCTTAATCAACAAGCGAGTGATATATATAAAGCAAATCAACGGAAATTAGTAACTGGTATTGTTAGTGCGGCGGCTTCTGGATATACAACAGCGTCAGCAAGATCAAGTTCTGGACAAGATAATACACCATTTTGGAATCAAAAATTTGCTACATGGGATCAGATACAAGCAGGAGATTTTCACATTTAAGGATAAACAATGGCTGAGATACAAGATACATCCGGGGCTAAACCTCAATTACGACGTTACCAGAGTAAAGGATTAAGAATTCAGGATGCTCCTACAGGTCGTAGAGGTGGTGTGGTTGAAGAAGCAGACGAGAAAATGTGGGATAGTATTCTCAATGATATTGGGAGAGTTGTTGATGTGAATGTTAAGATGAATGCCGCCGCATTAGATTTAGAAAAACAAAACATGAATGCTGAAATGCAATCACATTATTTAGATAATAAAGTAAAGATAGAAAATAATATTAATGCGTTTAAGGATGGTCAGCTAAGTGCTGATGCATTCGATCAATCTTATGGTACAGATGAAGGTATAAAAATAGAAGGACAAACTGGAGTTAAATCTTTTGTAATGTCAAATAAATATAGTAAAAAAGCGCAGGAACAAATGGCTCCAATGTTGGAGTTATCTGATAAAAGGTTTAAAAGTAATGTTAAACGAATGTATTATGAAGAATTAATTAAAAGGAATGAAGATTTTTTAAATCACAATGAAACTAAAACATTATCATTATTAAGAAAACAATTTGCAGAACCAGAAGGCGAACTCAGAGATGCAATAATTCAAGCTGAAGAGCAAGGAGGTACTGAGATGTTTATTAATTCTGGTAAAGTTGAACAACATAAACAAAGTTTAGCAAACAATTTTTTCCGATTATATGCAGATGTTATTCAGGGTAAAGTAGAGAAAAAGTTAATGACTCAAGAAAGGGCTGATCTACGTTTGGAACTTTATGGACAAGCATTAGGGGATATATATTTTGATCATTATGTGGCTTTAGATCCCGATAAAGCATATAAGTTAGCACTAGAAGATGGGATAAAAGTTGAAGGAGATGGAAAAGAAGTTATATATAATAGTGAAAAAATATCTAATTTTATACTAAAACAAAGATTGAAATCAAATAGTGAACTTGAATTGGGTAAAAGGAATGCTTTTATTAATCAGGCATTATTAGATATAAAAGGTGGAAATGCAAGTGCTGCACTTGAAGGTATACTTCACGCATATAATCCTAATTCAAGGACAGGAAAGTATAGCGGGGCTATGGCACGGATTGATCATTTCCCTCAATATGTGCGTCACGTCGTTTCAATCGGAAAAGAAGCCGCACCAAGAAAATATACCACTAAAGAAAAAGATCGTTTAGCTCAGATTTATTTTGAGGAGGGTGGCTTGAAAAATAAGGGATTTAATAATTGGTATGAAGTAAAAGATATGCTTCTTAAGTTAACTAATAAAGCCCTTGATGAAAAGAAGGCAGACAAAGCATTGGAAAAAAGATTAAAAAGAGAACGTGATGATAAATTTAATTATGCATTTTTTGGTGGAATATCAAAAATTACAGCAAATAAAGATATACAAAAGAGAAATTTACAATTAGCAGAATTTTATAATGCTAATTTAGAAACTAATACTTGGGATGCTAAACCGGGTACATTGAAAACTCTTCTTGAAGCTGGTATAGAACGTAGTGAAGCAGAAACTAAACTAATATTAGCAGTTAAAGGCATTGATCCACGCAGTGTTGGAAGTGGATTAAAAGCAGGTATGCCTACATTACAAACAGCAATAGACAATTATTGGAGATTAAGATTATTAACTGATCCTGATTCTAATTCAAATACTGATCCTATGAATATGCCTGAATATAAATCATATTTATTGAATGAAAACGAAAACAAGATTATTACCAGCCAAATAAAAGGCTATAAAGACATAGAACATTTTAACCAAAAGCAAATAAAAACACTGCCTTCAAAAGAATTAGCAAAAGAATGGAAGAATTTGCAAGCAAGACATACAACAGCAACCAGTTCTGGATCTGGAAAAAAATCACGAGCGTTAGCAATGCTGGAACGTGAATTTGATCAGATAGTAAATAATAGAATTATAGCTATGCAGACAGACCCTATTAAATTAGCAATGTCAGATAAGAATATTGAGTTTGATTTTCTTGCAAATCACGAAGATCGTGTCCCACTTCCTAATTCATTTAAAGAAGGAATTGACAAATGGTATGAAGAAATAGGGGAACCAAGAGAGCCGATAGCCTATAAAGGCCCCGGGGGAATGGAGCCTATATATAATTACTTACCAGAAGAATTCATTCTACTCTGGAATAAAAAATTAGAAAACCCGGCAACTTTAGAAGGTGTATCTAAAGCAAAAAAGAAAGGTGAACGTGAAATTTAATGATTCAGCAGAGTTTCAAGCTCATTGGAATACCATTGATGCATTAGCAAATGATGATGGCGCAACAAGTCATATGTTACAAATGCGAATGTTGCATTCAGGTGATAAAAGAATGGCGGCACTTTCTGCGTGGAAAGATATAATGCCAGAACATGTAAATGATCCATTTGTTCATAATAAAGTGTTTGAAGCATTATTTGAACCTTCTGCACCTCTAAATTATACGAAGCATGATTTAAAAGAAAGAAGTGAAGTTTATTTAGATGAACTTCAAAATGGAGTACCCTCACAATTTGAATCAGATGGAAGAAGAAATTCTTTTGGTCATTTAATAGATGCATTAAAATCTAGTGAGGAATTTTCAAATCATACTTACCAAGATTTAGCTGATATGCTATTTAAGCCTTATGTAGTTTTTGATGGGGGCGCACATATGAGTAATATATTTCTTGCCAAAGATTTGAAAGCAATGAAAATAACTGCGGATGATATGAATGATAGTGCAAACTATCCTATATTTAAAGCACTTAAAGAAGGTAAAGAGTTAGTATTTGAAATTGAAGGTGAAGAAGGATTTCATGGCAAAGAAAGATTAAGAAAACTTAAAGCTGAT